CATTCATCTCTTCATTGTCCAGAAACGCGACAAACAGGTTGTGTGTTCGTGACATTGATTCAGCTAGCGGATCTCTTGTTGGCGGTGCACCTGCAATCATATTCTCAAGACTGGCAGCAATATCATTAGCCATCATGTCAGCGATATCTTGACCGTACCGGTCAAAGAACGTCTGCATGATTTTGTACTTACCCTCTAGCAACTCTGCTACGTCACCAGTGGTTGTATTCTCATCCCCATAAGGGATATCCATAACACCGAGATGGAGAGTGATCATGACAACCCCCACAAACTCCCGAATTGCTGAGCAATCATCAGGTACCGACGACCCCAAGGGTCAAGGAGCATTTGAAGGTCAGCTAATGACAAGTCCTTGAAGAAATCAGGCACCAGGCGCTGAGAACTTGTTGAGTTATCGCTGGCCCCGGTGATCACCCCAGCCTTGAAGTTATTCAGCCCAAGCGTTTTACGAAGCTCAGAAAATACTGATTCCGTCCCGTAGTTAACTAGGAATGAAGCGGCAAGGTTATATACAGCCACCGTATAGAGATTCGGCATCACAGATGCAATATCCTGATTCACCCACTCAACCGCGCCGCCGTAAGCAAGAGCAATTGAAAGCGAGTCGTCGGGAACCTGAATAGCGGTAATCTCCATGTCAGTGCGAATAAACTCGATAAATCCCGACAGACTGATGGTCATTTACTTTTTACTCCCGCGCTTCTGGGTGACAATTGTTTCATTCACGCTAGGCGTGTCGTTATTGTCATCACGGCCCTTTGTCTGCTCGACAGTAAATTCCATGTCACCGGCATAACCAGTACCGCTATTCAGCAATGCATCGTCTTGAGCTGCGACTGACGCTTGACGGCGGTTATGAGATGTCTCAGTTAACTTGTGGTCGTTGTCTCTCATCGCTTTTTCGATTATTTTTCTTGCACAGGCTTATCAATGCTGTAGCAAAGGCCAACAAAGTTTTTACTTTGGTCGATAGTTGAAGCATCTATCAGACCGTAAACTTGGTGATGCTGGATAACCGCATTGATTTCTTCAGTGTTACCATCAAGAACAATGGCTTGAGATCCATAAGCAATAGGGATGTTGCGCAAGCGGCCTGTCTCTAAAGTACGGAAAGAGAACATGTGGCGCTGCTTAGTAGTGTTTGCGATATAAAGCTTCATCGTTTCCCCCAAAATAAAAAACCCCTGAAGGATTTAACCAACAGGGGTTCTTATGACAACGCGCAAACTTAAGCGCTGTAGGCCATAGATAAGATAGTGATAGCTTCCGGGCGAACGGCCCAGCCAGATGTTGAACGCATTTCTGCTAACACGTCTACTGCGCCACCGGCGATCGGAGTAGGAATTTCGCGAGGTGCAGCCATGTCACAGAACATCAGGGCATTTGCAGCCAGAGATGGCGATAGCTTGGCAAATTCGTTGGTGTTAATGGTTGAGTTAACCATTGGAACTTCAACTTCAGGGATAGTAATTAACACAACGTCTGTACCGCCAGCGCCAGCGCCGATCAAGGTGTCATCGTAAACCCAATCGACCTGAACACCTGCACCTCTCAGAACTTCCTTCACCATACCGCCAACCGCATCAGTACCACCACCAGGGCGTTGATATGAGGTCAATTGAACAATCTGTTGAATCTCCATGGCACCCAGCACACGCTGAGGCCCAAGAATTACAACGCGCTGCTGGCGACCCAATTGCATGGTTCGTGTAAGCGCTGCCTGAACTTGCCCCAGAAGATAAACCGCCATTTCCCCATGGTCGTAAGTCAGGACTGTGGTGTTACCGCTTGAGTCAGCGGGAAGAGTGTCAGTGGTCGCGCCTGCGGTATTCAGCAAGCCCTCACCGCCAGCTGGGTTCATGCCAAACAGTAAGCTGGTACGAAGTTGCTGGAAGATACCCTGACGCATACCAAGGCGCTGCGCCTCAGGCAGTGCCACATTCCAGTTTCCTGCTGCGGCCATGTCATGGTGGTCATAGATACCACGGCAACGGAAAAGATATGTTGGCGTGGAAATCATACGGGCTTCCATCGCAACGCTTGGCAACTGGTTAGCGTTACCGGATTGACTGGAAGTAACTTGGGTGCGGATATCAAGACGACGCATGTAAACATACTGGTCGCCAACACCCAGGCGAACCTGTGGGTTACCACTGGCGATGGTTTCAAATGCACCTGACGCCTGCTGGTAACCAATGATCATTTCCGGCGCGATGTACGACGGATTGACGATCGTGTAACTCGGAGTAATTGCAGCCATTTAATTCAACTCCCGATTAAATTAGGACCAGCGCGCAGCTGTCGTGATCATTCCATGTCAGGAAACCCGTAACGCTGTCATAAGAGACAGTTTTTGAGTTGCCAGACTGTATTGAGATAACTTTGGCCGGTAGCGTAATGTTCACCAGAGTTACCGCGCCAATAGTTCCCTGTGTAGTTGCTGCGCCACCAGGTGTTGACGCTGGCACATAGGTGAAAGTGGTCGCTGTCGGTACCGAAGTAACAACCACTGTGCCGTTATAAGCCGCAGGAACAGCCCCACTAATGGTGATGTATTTACCGGCAGTTAATCCATGCGCTGCGCCAGTGGTGGCCGTAGCAACACCACCAGTGAATGAAATGGCAGTGGTGGCAATATCAGCACCTGCATAACCCGCATCGGCAGCGGTGGTGATTTGGTTGTTAACGAAGTCCCACGCCAATGCTGTCTTTACAGATGCATTTGCGTTTGCAGCACCTAACGCGATCACCGCAGAAGATGCTTTCAATGGGATACGCATGTTCGCGCCAAAGCGATAGAAGGAAACGCTCATGCCTGACGCAAATAGCGGAACAGGCGATTGTGGAGTGGTCAGGCCATTGTGCGCCTGATTGAAGACTGTAAACCCTTCGATATCAGCTACGCCAAGTGCTCGGCGAATGGTCGAACCGCGAGGGCTGGACGATACGCCGGGGATAAGCTCAGCAACCGGAACGCCGCCCCACAGAGGTTTAGTCTCAGTAGCGGAAACGGTGCCGGAAGCAAGATTGAAACGATTAGCCGGGTCATCCAAAGCAACGCCTTGAATGAAGCCGTCAGACTGAACACCGAAAGAACCCAATGCGTTAGTCGTCGCCATTGGGTTTAGAGATAATTTAGCCATGCTTTAATGCTCCCGTTAAGCCTGGTTGTTGAACATGGTGACCTGACGCTTACCTGCTTGGAACGGTCCCCAAGTGGCTGCCGGATCGCCCTCGAAGGTACTAATCTGACGACCAGTAACATCGGCGCGTTTAATTTCACGCAACATGCCAGGCCCAACACTCAAACTGGCTGAGGATTGTGCATCGGCGTAAATTTGTTTCTCTGCGATATTCAACAATGCAGAGTCAGCGATTGAAGAGAGATCAACTGCTTTGTAATCACCTGAATGTTCCTGTAATTGGATCATCAAACGACGACGATATGACAGTGGCTTCTCACCAGATAGCGGCATAGGTGCGCGCTTACCCAACACAGAGAACACGCTGTCCGCCTTAACTTGCGCATCAGCTAATTCATTTCGTTCTGAGTCAGATAGCTCAGTAGGGATGCGTGATTTAAGCTCTGCTACTTCACGCCGCAATTCTGAATCAGCCTTTTCCTTTCCTTCTGCATCAGCATCAGATTTGGCTTTTGCTTCTGCGTCAGATTTTTCTTTCTCATCCTTTTCCTCAGCATCTGCTTTGGCCTTGGCCTCTTCAGCTTCTTTTGCTTCAGAATCAGCCTTTTCTTTCTTTGTATTCTCTTCAGCATCGGCTTTTTCTTTAGCCTCTGAGTCGGCTTTCGCCATGCGAGAATCCATGCACTTATTAAATAGTTCTACGAATTTGTCTTCGTCCATTATTTCAGCCTCGTTTGGAATGGAATCAGATTTAACACCAGTAGGGTCAAGGAGCTTGTCCCATACGCCCTGTTCACAAATTGCAACATGGTCGAGCAATACCGGGGAGTCTTCCACCAATAGAGACTGACCGTCGACTTTGATAACTGCGTTCTGCGGTTCACTAAACGTGACGGTTGGTGAGGTGCTTAATTGCTTTGTTGCCATGATTTCGGCAGCCTCTGCATCATAAACACGGGCTATCGCCCACACTTCCCCATTATCGGCAACCCAACTATTCGTTAAGGTTCCAATAACCCGCTTTGCAAATTCATCGCTATCGAGCTTATTTTTCTCAGGGTGCAACCAAATCAACGGGACACCGGCCACACGCTGTAGAAAATCGGGGGTCAAATAGTTTTCCGGGTCTCGGAACGCCATTTGGTTGTCAGCACTACGCCACGTGACCCCTGTCCCGGTTACACGAATGGCGTACATCCACATGTTGATGAAGAATTGCGGACTGCTTAGGGTGCCATCAGCTATTAGCGCAGCCACTTGCGTTTCATTGAGTGGCTGTTGAGCAATCATTTCGGCAAATGGTTTGTGCAATGGCTTTGGCATATCGTCGATATCGAACCAGCCAGCGGCTAGTGACTCGTCGTCAATGTGTGGTTCGAACTGCTCTTCAATGTCAGCTCGATAGGTTAGATAATCGTTATTGCTGCTGTAGGGGGTCATTGGCCCTGAATACTGATAGCCAACTTCTTCCATCACTTCTCGCCTGGCAGCGTCGGATGCTATTTCACCCTCATCAAGCTTCCCTCCCGGTGGGCACCATGTCCCATCATCTGAGCGCTGAATAAGTAAAACTCGCTTACCTTGGCGAAATAGGATTCCACTAGCGAAAATAGCCACGGATAATTGAACCTCTCGCGTCATGGGTGGTTAGTTATTTTCCGCCCATCGACTCCATAAACTTTTTACCCTTCTGGGTAAGCATGTCTTCAGGGATGCTGCGGAGGTTGTAGATGTACTCGCCATAACATGAGCAGAAAGGCTTTTCTCCGAACTGGTCAACTTCATCCAGATATCCCGCTTTACCGGGCTTTATATAGCCATTCTTTTGCGCCCAATTACCGCGAATAAGATAGAACTCTTTATCTCGCTCTTTGTGGTCAACACGATAGTTATAGCCAGGGCGACGCCAATGGCTGTGCCACTCAACAGCGATGGCGTTGTTGTTGGTTGCAATAACATTGTCGATATTGGCAATCAGCTTGTGATTCTGATCAATCATCACGCGCCGAGCTTCATAGTCCATTTGCTCGGCTGTCTTTTGAATGTGCTGTGCAGTTTTCAGCATGCCACCCTGATTACCGACCAGAGCGATACTTGCTGATGGAGGGATACTGCTGGCCCACCCGCTAAACCGAGATAACGTAGTGTCGATAGCTTTGCTTCTGTTCAGTTTAATTAGGTCAACACTGGCAAGAATGCGGCGATCTAACTGCGCCTTAAGCTGTGGTTCAAGATGGTGAATGGTGAAACGCGCTATTCCTGGATGACGATTAAGAGCGCCACCATTGGTTACTTGTCGCTCGAATGAATGCCTTAATCTTTCGGCTACCATACCGGCATAATCGTCAGCAGTAGCACCCTCAGCGGCCCCTCGAATAAGAGACTGCCAGCGCTCCAGCTCACTGCTTGATGAATATCCATTCTTCAGGAAATACTTGACCGCCTCTCGCACAATTCGCGTGAACTGGTTCATAGCGGCATCCCGTCAATTGGCTCCTGTGGGCTTGGTATCTGCTCAGGAGGATTGTTTAACAAAGAGTCGTAATCAAGATTCAAGCGCTGCGGGAACAAGTGCTCGTTAGCATTAGCGTTCTCACAGGCCCACTCAATCAGCGTGGCTCTGTT